ATTGAAGACCTGGTCGCTGCCTTTGAGGCCAAGGGCTATGGACTCAAGGACGCCCTGTCTCTTCTCATGTACAAATTCAGCAAAACCGACGAGAAATACACCAAAGCATACATCAGACAACTGGAAGCAGACATCGACGACATGAACGAGGAGCTACAGAACGAACATGTCGAGAGAGAGGAGATGGCAGTGGAGGATAATCAGACGGCATAATTAAAATAATTCGTATTTTCACATTTATGGGTTGGGGGTTTTTCGAGAGCGTTGCGTTCCATTTCTGGTCTTATATCCTTTCCAAGAGGCCTGCAGACGCGTCGCCGCATTTTTTCTTGACTGTCTTGACCTAAAAGCAGATTGCAACTTTCGCACCGCGCTAGAGATACGTGCAGTTTTATTTTTAGGACTACTAGACGGGGACGATGTCCGGGACCTGGTGCGTTTACCGGTTATAGGACTAGCCGGCTGAGACCTAGAGGAAGCCGACGAACTAGAAGAAGACGCGGGACTAGACGAATCCGAAGAACTAGAACTAGACGCGGGACTAGACGAATCCGACGAACTAGAACTAGACGCGGGACTAGATGCATTCGACAATGCCATTGGACTAGAAACGGTGGAACTAGCAACGGCGGGACCAGTAAAAGCAGGGGCAAACGCGCTACTGTCAATAGTAGATTGTGAATTGAACACTTCATCTGACCCAACCGAATAGGTCGTTCTCGACATGCAATCCTCTGCAGTAGATATCAACGCCCATAATTGCGCAAAACCACCAGCGACACCTTCAGAAAATTTCATAAATTTCTGTCCAAATGTTTCTCTTTGCCTCATTGCCGGTTCCGCAACAGTCATATGCAGAGTTTCAAACGTCTCCTGTTGATAATAATCTCCACCTTCATAAGCTTCGTTTAATCGCTTCAATCTGTTCTTTAATTGCGTTAGTTGCGATTTACTAGGCCCTTCGTCTATTATTTCCGACGCGCGATTCATCTGAGCAGTAAGTCTTTTTAATTGCTCAAATTGGACTGCAAATGGGACATTGTGTTTTTTGCCTTCCTTTTTTATACGTTCCGTTTGTCTTTCCAATATTTCAATAACTAAACCTTTTACTTCCCACAATTTTGTTTCATACTCATTACGAGCTCTTTCTGCGGTCGCCTCTACGAGTTTGCGTCCTTTGTTTCCCTCTGCACTGAGCATGACATTCTCAATTTTCCGATTGACCTGTTTCTTCTCTTTGTTGTATTGTTTTAACATATTTTTGGTTATTTCCGAATAGCTGTCGGAAATATTTGTGCAAACCGACGACGCTTCGGATTCGGACATTGGACCGCTTGAAGCCGCCGCCGCTTCACTGATAACAGGTTGAGGTTGAGGTTGAGGGCGCCGCAAAGGCTGGTAATTAAGCGGAGGCATTCTGTAAGGGTTATTCTCTCCTGACATTATGAAATTATATATGATAACAGCCTATAATTTCATATTTTTGCGTTTAAAACCAACAGGTACGTTCCGTTATACCGCAGGTACGTTCCGTTATACCACCGGATAACTTGCCTCCAACAATACTCCACACTGTCCTTGCCCTCCATTGTATTGTGGCCCCCTACCAATTCGGATATACCCATTCTCGCCCCAGCTAGTCGACCAACTATTCTTGATTTTGTAATAATCCAACCCGGAATCAGTTCCATAGCCCACCACCAAAACACCGTGGTCCAACCCCGTTCCACACTTCGCAGTAAGAACCCCCGACTTGTACAATTGGAATTCGCGTTCATCCGCCTCAATCGCAACAGAAACTGGTTGTTGAGCCAGAGCAGTCATCAAACCTAAATCTGTACTATCCACATCAACATGCTTAACAATATCACTTCCGGCAACCAATTTGCAACTCGTCTTGCAAGTTCCTGCGGTCTTTGTGGTTCCCGACACATAAGGATACTCCGACTCCAAACACAATCCGTTGTTCTTGGCAATCCAATTGAACGCATTGTCCATGAGTCCGCCATTGCATCCGTGGTCCCGTCCACCATTTCCTAAAGTATCGCAATCCACCAATTGTTGCTCCGAAAAACTCGCTAAAGTTCCCTTTTTAATGGCATAAGCACCCTCCAATGCACCCGTGGTAGAAAAACTCCAGCACGAGCCGCACTGTCCTTGGTCCTTGACTGGGGTGACCGCACCCTTTGTGGTCCAATCGACGGCCGCAGGAATACTTGCCTCTAAATCTGAACCCGAATCCACGACGCGAAATGACGACATCATTTCGGGCTTCGGGACACCGCCGCGAATCCACGCCACATACTCAGTCTCATTCATCCCCGAAAACTGGTTATGACCCAGCTTAAACCCAGTATCAAGAGAATTCGACTTCTCGATAAACAAGTGGTTGGCTAACCAGTTTCCAAACACATGCTCTCTATGTTCGATGTTAAAAATCGCAACCTTGTATTGTTGCAACCATGATTCAAATGCGGCCTTGAAATCCGCATTTGCCGCGACAACCCGTAAAAATGCCAAAAAACAAAAAAATGAGCCAATCATCTTCTCCAATATAGTAAGTATTGCGGTTTTATGTTTATGCATTTTTCACAAAAAATTGAATTCCTCTTCCACAAAATACAATTATGTAAACCCACACACACCCAACGTCTTCTCTTCGCAAAAAATGACCATTGCCCACCTCTTATCCAAATCCGACACGGTATCCGACGTCGGAGTCTTAGTCCAATATCTTGCACGTCAGTCCGGAAAGGCCGGACAACAGACCATACACGCGCTAAAATTCATACTTTTCGACACAACTGTAGAGATAAACAAACTCCCATTCGGAAACTGGATAAGTATCGCATATTTCATTGTTGCAGCGAGTGCCGTGAAAAACGTTATTGAAGGAGGCGAAATGGCTCGTCTTTTAAATCGCGCCATAAACGTCTATTTTGTGGAAAGACAGAACTTGGACGTCCTACTCAACAGATTCTATTCTTATCTGTATCGCAACACATGCGCACTGTTATACGATGCCGCCACATGGGCATGGGGTCATTCCGGTGAAAAAGTCAAACGCGGTGTTTCCAAGTTCGCGAAAGAAGTGGTCATGGACAACGCAGATGAAATCGAGCGCCGCGCCGTCGAATTGGCAAAAGGAGCCGCAATCACCGCCGTCATTGCCACCGCAACACAAAAAATAGTGGCCGAACTTGGACCCATGGCTTTCGAGGCTTTCCAGCACTCCAACCAATGCTCCCAAGCGATTGAATACTTGACCTACGACATGCAGTCCATGTCCTCTCAGCAAGACGAACTAATTGCAAAAATAAACGGAATCTCTTTGCAGTTAGAATATTTGAAAGAAACGCATCCGGACAAATTCCGCGCCATTATTAGCGCGATTTCCGCGACCATACCATTGAGTGTTATCGAAACAATATTGTTGCCCTCCAGACAAACTAACAGAAAACGCATTGAATCTATTTAATCGCTCACAACCCCCAAACGCACTTTCCTGTGCAACCTCTCCTCATCCTGAAACACAAACATCTTTATCCTCTCCACAGTATAATTCTCGTATTTTTCTTGTGTGGTTATGCGCCCCAGCATTTTTAAATCCCTTAAATGGACCATATACGAATAAAGCCCGTCCGTCCTATGTATCCTATCAAAAAGGACACCGGGATGTGTCGTCTCGGTCCATTCGGGGTTTGCCAAGCACCGGTGTATCATATCACAATCCAATTGCACTTTTTTGATGGAGCGCATGGTGGCGTTTATGTAGTCGAGTTGTGAAAGCCAGTGTTCCACAAATTCTGATGCTTCGGTGCTGATACGCGGGTCGATGAATTCGCGTTGGAAAACAATTTGGTTGAGAAGGTCGACAATGCGGCGTATGGGGCTGGTTATGTGTATATAATCGACTTTTCCCATAGTTGCGTGTTCAATGGGGTGGTCTTTGTTGAATGCGACATATTGTCCTGTGGTGTGTCGCCAGTTCGCGATGAGGCGTTTGGAGTCAATTGGAATAGAACTAGGTAGCGAATCGATGGCGGTGGTTATGGAGTGGGGTTCTTCTATGTCTTTGGTGTCGGGGTGCCAGGAGGCTTGTCTGAAAATGCCGACTCCTCTCGACTTTAATAATTCACCACAGAATACATTCATTTGTATCATCCAATGGGCAACGACATCGGGGCTTTCTGAAACGGCGGGGTCGAGACGTTTAGTGCATTCTAGGAGGCGCTGGTAATCGGTGTCCGCCAACAATTCGCGGCTTTCGTATACGTGGTTTTTCGCCACACAAATAGTTTGGGTTGTGAACCGTACGGATTCTGGAATGATTTTATCTGCGGATACCTCGACTTCCATACAAAATGCTTCTCTGCATTTGCCTTGTGTTAAGCTGCAGGTTTGGTCGGATAAGATGGTGGGTAACATGGGACGTTTGAAATCGGGGAGATAGATAGTGCTGACGCGATTACTAAAGGATTTCCATAGACCGAGACGTTCCAAACAGAGGAATACATTTGCGATGTAAACGCGGACAATTGCGCCGGTGGGGGTGGGTGTTATTGAGAGGGCGTCGTCTTGGTCGGATGCGCCGGGTGGGTCTATCGAAAAAATGCGGGGTTCGGAGGAAAGAGAGTGCGTCGACTGGAATCGCGTGCTAAAGCCCTGGACGATGGCCCGTTTCGCAACTTTATTGAATTCGGAAATACTATCATGCAACGACCTACAGTATAATTGATATTCGTAGAACGCTTCCAAATCACCCACCTCGCCTAAATTTTCAACGAGAATGCCTTGGGGGTGAACACCGACCCAATTGTCGAATTTGAACACTACAAATCGATTCTGTAGAGTCTTTGAGAATCCAACGTCGGGCGAATAAGGAACTAAGAAGGCGGGCAGAAAACGGTCATTCGGAATGCATTTGTAGAGAAGACGTTTTTTGTTTTCAGTTCGTCCGTAGGTCTTGTTTCCGTCCAAAACCAAAATAGCGGGAATCTGAGAAGAACGCGCAGGAGAATGGATTAAAGCAGGAGGTTCCACAGAAATATCTATCAAGTCATTCGTAAACAAACGAAGTTCGGTAGGCCAAATGTTATTCAAAGATTCTGAATCGGGAATAGGAACGTAAGTGTCGGGGTCGACAAAATGCCATGAACTATATTCGCGGTCTGAAATCATGATACGCCTCTTTACAGACACCTCCATTTTGTCGATTTTTTTTAGAATTCTACAAATCAAACGCGTTAAATACTTATGTTGTTTTCAATACCGAAATAAACATAAGAGTCTTACTACAATATCCTGTTTGCAATTCTGAAAAATGCCACCGAAAAAACGCGCACTACCTCTCGACAAATTCCTATTAATCGTTGAATCTCCCTCTAAATGTGCGAAAATCGAGTCGTATCTAGGAGAGTCCTACAAATGCATATCATCCAAA